TATGTGCATCCTGTAATACGATTAACTCACCATCAGCTAAAGAATGTGTTGAATGTGGACAAGTCTTTGAGTCAAAACAAACTAAATCTTTGTGGACTAAGAAAGAAAGAGAGGTAGCTAGAAGAACCAAGGCAGAAAAACAAGCTGTGCTTTCAGATGAGAAAGCTAAATCCAAGCCTGTATTCAAACCTGTGACAGATATATTTGCTAAAGTAACCAAGTCTAAAAATGGTAGCGAATACTGTCAGGTGATCTTTACAGTAGGCAATGAGTTCTTTCCTAAGAAGATGCCCCTTATGTTTGGACACCCCACCGCACACAACATGGCCGTGCGTAAATGGAAGAAGATTACCAATGAATGGGGATCTCCAAAGCAAGCATGGATGGCTGCTGAATTAATAAACAATGGAGCCTTTGATTCTATATCTGAGATAGCTATACAAAAGCAAGGTCAGTATGAGAATGTCATTGGTATCAGAAACAAAAAGAATGAGAGAATAAAGCTATGACAATCGTTCATGAATTACTAGATCAGGTTGAACTAGACGAGGAGAGACATCAAAGGTTTTACTTAGGTATCAGTGGAATTGGTAATCCTAACCAGCGTTTGGTCTGGATGCGTTACCGTTGGTTGATGCCAGATGATTGGGAGCCTAGAGTTTTGCGTCTATTGGATCTAGGTAACGTTGTAGAAGACGATCTTATTAAGAAGCTTAGAAAGATACCTGGTGCGAAGATCTATGACGTAGATAAGCATGGTAAGCAGTTTGAAACAAAAGCCCTAGGAGGGCACGTTAAAGGACATATAGACGGTGTTGCAAGTAACCTTCCGGGATTAGATCAAGAGAATCCATATCTATTAGAGTTCAAGACAGCTAACGACAATCGCTTTAACAATCTAAAAAAGCTAGGAAGTTACTGCGAGTGGTCTGACGAATACGCTGCTCAGTTACATTTATACATGGGTTTGTTTAAGTTCAAACACGCTATAGCTATTGTCTACAACAAGAACAACTCAGACTTATATACTGAGATTGTAGAGTTTGATAGGGATCTATTTGATACGTTAATGGATAAGGCTAAGAACGTTTTGCTATCTGAGTCACCACCAGAGAACTACATACCTGAGACTGACTATCGCATTCGCAGTTATATGACCCCGGCTCAACAAGCTTCTTATTTGGGTAGAGCACTACCAGCGAAGATCCATTGTCGTTCATGTCGTTTTGCAAAAGTAGACATAGATAAGGGAGATGCTCATTGGCATTGCATTCAACACGACAAGAAGATCAACACAGATCGTCAAACTAAAGGATGTAATCGTCATAACTATATTCCAGAACTAATACCAGCTACGCTTGTAGAACAAGATGAAGACATCGTTGTGTATGAGAAGGATGGTTTTAGATTTGTTAACGTACCAGCCAACAAACACTCTGATGAGAATAGCTTTTATTCTAGTGAAGAACTAATCCAAGTTGTTAACTCCGGGTTCCCTATGGATATACTAGAGAAAGCTGATTGGATTAAGAAATCCTTACAAGGAACAATAGTAAAGATTAAGCCTTGGGTTGAGACGGGAGTTCCGTTTTAGTTATCTCCAGCTCGCACCTTGGATTGTCTTTATCCACACCACCAAATACATACACCACCTGTTTGATCTGATTGAAGCTGTCGTCTTCCAGGATCTCAGCTTTAACCAAAGCATCACACGCAAACTTATCTATGATGGAACAAGGGTTACTTATATCTAGTCTTCTGTTGCTTCTAGCATAGTAGGTGTAGGTCAAAGTAACTGGCTCAGAGAAACTATCAAAGCCCTCTAGTCTGGGTACGAGTTCATCTGAGTAAAGCTTCTTAGCTGTGGACAACACCCGGTAATGAGCGTTGCGGTAGTTGTTAAGATTAAGGATGAACTTTTTTTTCTTAGAGTAATATATCTCTAAAGGTAAATCTATTTTCAAATTTAGGTTGATCCAGTAAGGATCTTATCTATTTCTTCTTGCCTCAGAACTTCTGATGCTCTAGCTGTAGATTGTACCCCAGGGCTTGTAAATTGTCCTTGTAAACTTTGTCCTGTTAAATCTACTTGAGTTAAAGCAAGATCTCCTATAGGAACTGGTTGAGCAGCTTTTCTTTCTGTGCCTTGTAAGGCAAGACTTAGGACATCTTTGTTAATCTGACTTGGATTAAACAGTCCTTGCATGACCATATCTCTGTTAGCTACTTTAGCTACTTTCAATTGCTGGTCTATTTCATATTCTTTTAACCCAAGTTTTCTTGCGTCTTCTATAGCTGTGTAAAGTGTTCTTAATGAATTATACCTAGCTTCATTGGTATTAATGTAACCTTGAATAAATTCGTCTGCATCTCTTTTGTTGTTAGATCTTAACAACCTATTGTATTCATTGGTTGTTTCTCTAATCGCTCGTTTAGCTTCAGCAGCTTTGTAATAAAGAGATCTATCAATCTGCGGTTTAATTACTTTTATTCCAGAAAAGGCAGAAACAAATGTCTCTGCAACATCAATTGGTTTACCTCTTGGAGAAATTACACCTTTTGTTCCAGTTCCTAATGAAGCCACTGCTGTAATAAAATCTTTAGGTACAACTTGAGTTCCATCTGCATCGCTTTGAATTGTGAAAGGCAAAATAGTTGGAGCTACTGCATTAAAAGAATGAAGCATTCCTTTAGCAACTTTCTCTCCTAAAGCATCTGATTCATTGTAAATAATTTTACCTGTTGCTGTTTTGCCTTCATATGCTTCTGCTAAAGATGCCGCTCCTATACTTGGCGATACAAAAGGTTCAGTAATTTCACCAATTATTCCAAAAGATGAATCAGAAGCTATCTTCATTAAACTAGCTTCGTTTCTATTACCTTCAGAAACAGCGTTTAAAACTGCTTTAAAAGGTTTTTGTAAATAATCATAAGGGTTGGTATAACTAAAGTTATATAGGCCTGTAATGTTACCAGCAGCGTCAGTACCAGTTGGGATCATGGTAGCCGTTTTCTCCCAAGGTGCGGCAAACGATCTTTTGTAGGCATCTAGTTGCTCTTGATCAGCCCCGGTCATGGCTAAAGCTGTAGCAGTTAAGCCAGCTGGGACACCAACAGTTGTTGTTACTCCACCGGCCAATCTTCTAGCACCTACTTTTTGCAACTCAGTGCTATTACTTGCAAGTTCTTTAATAGCTCTTTCTAAAGTATTTACTGAGTTTCTAACTATTTCAGCAGGGAAAGCTGTAAAGTTACCTATTACTGGAATGTATTTTAATTGTCTGACTATTTCTGGAACTCTAGAATATGTAGGCGTTACGTTTAAAGCTATATCTGCTGACTCACCTTTAATAAATTTACTTACCACTTCATCACCAGCAGCTTTTAATTCACCCAAATTAACGACACCACCGGGTCTAATAAGTTTTTGAATATCAGGGTCTGCTATGTTTCTTCCAGATACAATTGGAATCATTGTGTCGTCTGTCGATTTGGCTATAACGTTTCCAAGTTTTGCTTGTTCTCCGCTAAAGTTAATTAACCTAGCAGCGTTATCTGATCCTGTGTAAAGTCTTTCTGGAATAGCTTTTACTCTATTCATTACATCAAATATAGGTTTTGATTTTAATTTTGCTAACAATGCTACATCGTCAGTAGCAAAAGTAGCTACGTCAGCAAGCTCTTGTAATTGAGTGCCTCGTCCTACCATTAATCCATAATCAGATGCTTCTTTTACTTGTTCAGCAAATTCTGCTTTCTTTCTTGGATCTATTGCTCCAGCAAAAGACATTCTAAAGTTTTTAGAAAAGTTTCCAGACGGACCCAAATTACCATTCATCAATGCCATAAATGGAACACTGGTATTGTTTCTTATTTGAGCAGTGGGACCTAAAATAGTTTTACCATATTGAGCCAAAGCTTTTAACCCTAAAAACCCTTGATATGTTCTTTTCAATATAGTTGGACTGTCTTGTAACCAATTAGTTGAAGTTTGATTTAAAGCTTTATGAAAAACTTCTGGAGCGTAAGTATCTTTTAAAGCTCCAGCATCTTTACCAAATTTTAAATACTGAACACCTTCAATTGAAGTGTCTTCAGGTAATGTTTTCTGTCCTGGGAATAATTCTTCAGATTTTTTTAAGAACGTTGTT